ATCTGGATTGGTATACCATCCACCTCTATATCTCCACACATCTCTGTCAACTCTTGATGATATTGTGTTAATCTCATCTCTTGAATATAGTCTATTCAATGACATAAGTCTCTCACAGAATTGTCTTGATCCACTCTTTGCTGGAGGCACATCTAATCTGGTCCGATATCCATAACGCACTTCAAATCTTTCAATAGGAATCTGCTCCTCACTAACTAATTGCTTCCCCAAATCAGTTACCTCTCCTTTGACCAAGATATCCCACTTCATTAATCTTGACATTGACTTTGCAATCTCTTCGATATTTGTGTTCAATGCCTTGGCAATACCATTAGAATCTTCACCATCACCAATCAACTTTAATACATTTTTATCAAAGTCATTTAGCTCAGCTGATATCTCAGCAATAGTTGCAAATAATTGCTCTTGCTTTGAGAATACATCAGCGGATGGAGTATCCCATGCAATTGGAAATGTTGCATATACTTTATAATCATCAGCTGATTCACCGTATTGAGCAAAGTATCCAATCTCATCCTCATCATGATCAAACTTGCATGATGACAATTGCTGTGCTCCTGGTTGTAATCCAACAATCCTTCTGGCTTGTGCCTCATCAATAGTTGGAAATGATGCCAATACAATGCTCAATGCACTCTCTGGAGTCAACAATCCTTCTTTAATCTTAGCAACTACATCAATAAGTGATGCAATCTGAGCTCCATTCAATGCTGATTTTGCGACATCAACTTGAGTTTCATTTGCTGGAATATCACCAACTGGAGCAACAGCTGTTGGCTCTTGAGTTGTTCCTATTGGAGTCACATCTTTAAGCTTAATAACACCAGTCTCTCCAGATAATTTAACCATGTAATTCAATATCCACTCAATTCTTTTTTGTCTTGTCTCAACATAAGTCTTTTTAAATATCTCAAATAGCTCTGCACTCTCAGCTGCGTTAAATGATCCCTCTGGAGCAACACCAAATAATGATGGAGCAACAACTGAATGAGCAACCAATATGTTCTGTTGCACACTATCCTCAAGCATATCATATCTTTTATCGAGATCATTGCCAGTTAAGTTGTCAACCTTTGGAGCTTGATCTGCAGATGGTGCAAATGTTATGATGATATCTCCAGAATTCTCAATTGCAGATGCTGGATTCTTGATTTGATTCTTGAATGACTCTGCCTCCTCTTGAGTTTCTGGAAAGCCATCCATGAATGTGATCATTGTACCTGACTTGAATCCATTTTGCAGTTCATACATATGGAATTTACTGATATCACAATCAGTTTGAATTGATGTGATACCTCCTTGATATGGTGGCTTTGGATATACTCCATGTTCTTTGCGTCCCTTCTTTGCTGGATCTTTATAATACAATACAAATGATCCAACTTTATTTTGCTCATCAAGAGCTGGCAATGTTCTTAGATTTGTTTTCTCAGCTGATTGCTGTTGCACTGTCCAATCATCAGAAAGATAGTACATTCTTTCATCAGATGATATTCTAATCATATCAATTGGTAGGTATTCCCATACAGCAACTCTGGTCCCTTCTCTGTTCCAGGTACCCTTTACAGCGAATGCACCAAACAACTCATAATCAAATGCCAATTGCTCAACAATCTCATTCATATTAAAATCAGAATAAGGATTGGCAATGAATCTTGCAAGCTCTCCAGATACAACCTCAAGACCTCCACCAGCAATGTAATGCGTTTTGTTCTTGATGATACCTTGGTGCCAGGCTGATCCATTGTAAAGATCAACTAAAAAATAAGGATAGTCATTCTTTTTTCCCCATTTAATAAAACCAAGCATTCTGTCTTGCTCCTCAATTGGAAGGACAAAATCCTTTCTGAATGACATTGATTCAAGTTTCTTATTCATAAATGTTAAATGTTATATTTGTTGAGAATTCATTTGATGGTGAATCTTGCACATATACATGAGCTCTTCCCTCCTCAACCAATCCATCTGATAAATCTGGATCTAAATTGACAGCGGATGTTTGCTGATATATTCTGTAAGTGTAGTATCCATCATAATCAAAGGTTACATCCACACCATCAGTCAGTTCAAACTCATCATATCTTGTGATGGCATTGCTGAGATTAGGTAGAATGCAATAATATTTCAAGAAAGATTGCTCATGCTCAAACTCAAATAGATAATGAACTGGACTCACTGTTGTCAGTTCTGTCACTGTCACTATCATTGTTGAGGTTGAGTTCTTCTCTAATCTTAGCATCTTTAATTAGTTTAGGTTTACGTTTTTCAAATATGTGCAAGAGTCCAATCTTAGCATAAAAATCCTCTTTGCCTCTCTCAATAGCTATCCATTTAGTTAGTAATGGTGACCATTGCATTGAGCCTATATATTTTTTAAGTATTTCCATGATTCAAATATACAAAAAAAGGAGGGACACAGCCCTCCCTTATGATAAGAGTTTATTCAATTCTTAAATTGATGGAGATTGCTGTGCCAATAAAGAGGCATAAACAGCTGAATCAACATCTGGAACTGGATCATTTTCCAATCCACCCATGATGATATCATGACCTAATCTGTCAGATTTCAATACTCCAGATCCATAAGCGGAAGCCTCAGCAATTTGTAGGCCTTCACCGAATCCAAGTGCAACAGTAGTTCCATCAGCTTTCTCAACAATTGCAACCACTTCATTCTGACCTAACAAATGAATCTCAGAACGTAATTCTTTTGTATCCGAAGCCAAGATCATTGTCAAGGTTTGTTCATACCAAAGAGTTCCATTTCCTTTATTCACTCGGATTGGTGCAGTGTAACTTGATAAGTTTGATTTTAACTTATATAAGAATACTTCACCAGTAACAGTCAGAGCAGTGATCTCGTTATCAACAATTGTGGATGCAGAAACATTTCCCAAAGGAAATATCATCACAGACTTGATACCACCTTTTCCATTGGTACAAGTTCTGTCATTATATCCAGCGGTCATTAAACATGCCATGATTTTATGTTTTTTTTAATGTTATTAAATAGGGAGGAGTTACCCCCTCCCGTTATTATTTATTAGTTTGGAGATCCAGTTCCATTCCATACTCCGATCTGATCCAAGAAAGGTACTTGAACACCAGCTCTGAACTTAGAACGTAAATAGATTACATCATCATCTTGAGAATACCACAAATCAAAGTTTTCAAAGTCAGATGATAAGTCAGTACCAAATACAAAGTGAGAAGCTCTACCAGTGTAAATGTTATCAAGACCATTCAATCCATTAACTTTAACAATTCTCATGTTTGTTCCTGGCAATACAAGCTCATTCAAGTCACCAATGTTTGATGGATTGTAGTGGAATAAGTTGTCATCAACTAAATTCTTAGTTAAATAGTTGAAATTCTCACGACCAGTGAAACAGATGAAATCATTAGCCTCAGCAACATTTGCTGGAGTCTCAATGAAACAATTGTAGAATACATCAAATGCATTAGATGCAGAGATTGATGCAACAGATGTAGTGTTCAAATCAACACAACCATTTGCAGTCGTTAAGAATTGACGGAATCCATTCATCTTAGCCAAGTTACCAGATCCTGAAACTTTGTTTCCTTTCCAGATTAATTTGTCCAATTCAAATGAATGTAACTGCAATAAATAGCTGATTATTTGTTGCTCAAATGGAAGAGTCTTATCTTCTGCAGATGCACCTGGACGTAATCCTAACTGAGTCCAAAAACCATCAAGGTCTTTTTGACAGAAAGATTTCATATATCCAAGAGTCTCAACTGCGATTGCACGATCAGTGAATACAGTGTCTCCATCTGGAGTCATTGTACAATCACCATCCTGGTAAACAATTGAATCATCCATTAATTTCAATTCTTGAGATCCTTTGATCCCTTGCTGAATTGTTACATATTGTAATGTGCGAGCTTCAGTAACTGACTTAACAATTAAGTCCTCTCTTTGCTCATCAACATAAGCGGCAAGACCAGAAACATCCCAGTCAAATTTGCCTTTAAGGTACTTTTTTAATGACATTTTTATTAGATTTTATTTCGTTTCAAAAACATTTGTCTGGCTGTCAAGTTGCCAACTTTGCTGAATTTTTCAGCTTCTTTGGTTTCCACAGATGGTTGAGCTTTGAAAGCCTCGAATTCACTTTTCAATGAACTCAACTCATTAACCAATGTTGCGTTATTTTCTGCAATAGCCTTAGTCATTTCTGCTAAGCCTTCGACAGCTTTTGAGAATGCCTCAAGTTTTGCATTTACTATTGATTCAACTTGCTCAGCACTCATTGACTCAGCACTTGTTTCCTCAACAGCAACCTCTCCATCTCCTTCATTTTCTCTCTCATCAATTATCTCTGTGATGATACCTTCTGCATCAACAACAATTGATACACCGGCAAGCTCACCAGATAATGCATGAGTTCCTTCTGGAGCTGGAATCATTTCGCCATCAGCAACAACAAATACTGGCATGCCAACCTCAAGAGCTTCATACTCTATCACAGTTGTGCCATCAGCCAAAGTTGCTTGTTCAAATTTTTCAACGCTTTTTGAGAATTGTGCTTTCATTTCAGCAATCAATTCCTTAATAGTTTGTAATTCTTTGTTCATGTTTATTATAATTTAT